GTCCTCTTACGATTTTTCTAGAATCAGCATATACTTGTGATGCAGTAGCTCCAACAAATTTCTGAGTTGGTAAGAACAACGCAATATCCCATTCAGTAGGATTAATATACGCTGGTTTACTTCTTACATGTGCATTCAAATAATGTTTAATACAGGGTTGAAATTCTTTAAATTTAGCAGCACTGTTTAAAATTTTATATGATGCAGTTAGTCTTGTAGTCTCATCGAAGTTTTTGTTGTTTAACACGGTATACAATTGATCCATTAATTTTGCTCTTAAAATCGGTGGCAAATAATGCATATTGATCCCAAGGAAACCACCCTTTGCCTTATTTATTGGAAATATTAATGGAAATCTATCGTAGTATGGTAATGTGTCTTTATGTTTTGGGTCATAAGAAAACAAATACATGTTACCCATTCTAAATCTATCGTCTTGAGTACGATTAGTGTCGCCTGCTAACTCTTTAATAAGTCTATCACCTTGAGATCTATTTCTAGAAGTTCTAGTAATGCCTTTAGCTTGTTCACGATACCATTCTCTCGCAGCAGCAGATCGTGCAGGAACTTGTCCAGCACGAATACCTCTTAAAAGAATCTCATCAAATATTGCCGCCATTTATTTTATTCCTAGTTGATCTTCTGTATAAATTTGAAATTCCCAACCCTTTGCAGCGCAATACGATGTAGCTGCTTTCCATTTTGCGTCATTTATGCCCCAGGTTTTAACTTCGTTAATATACTTTCTTGAAGCTCTACCTTTTTCTGTTCTGCTTTTACTTATGTCGGGCGGCCTAGTTTGATACTTAGGCTTAATTTCAATCATTAGCGTTTTAGCGCTGCCGTCCGGCATTTTACTGTGTACTACTACGTCTGGAAAATATCTATGTCTTTTACCATCTATAGGTGATAAGTAAGGTACAATAACTTCTTCAGACTGCCACCAAATAACATCAGGGTGCACATCCAAGTATCTAAAGAATTTAAACTCCCACATGGAGCGATAAATAACTCTGGTTGGATCACCCTTGTATTTGTTTGGATTTTTCGGTTTAAACCTTCCGCTGTATGCCAAACTTCACCCCATAATTTGTTATAAATAGAAATATAAATTATTTATAAGGAAAAGGTAGACGCCTCTCATGTCATTCTTTCGCACCAATACTAGTAGACCAGAGTCATTCCGTCAGAAGTTTGAAAGAGCAGATGCGTCCAATGGAGCCTTTGTGAGGTTTCCAGATAAGCCGTTTCCACATACAATGCTTTTGGTTTTTGAAGAATATGATTATAAGAATTTTGCTAGCTTTAAATCGTTGTTAACTAACGAAGGATACGGTCGTGGTAACAGCACCTTTGGAATTTCTGCTAATAGACAATCAGGCGTTAGTTTAAGATCTGTAAAGTCAATTGAATTACCTTTTCCAAAACAACTACAAGATTCTAATGCTTTGATAGTCAATGGATTTCAAAGAGATCCACTAATCGAAGGTTTAACACAGCAAATAAACAACTTTACTAAAAGTGGTCAAGGAACACTTGGAGATATTCCGGGACAGATTCAAGCTGCAGGCGCAGCAACAGCTAAAGCGCTTGGCGGTTTGATGAGTGGCGGTGGCAATGCAGGTGCAGCAATTCAAGAAGCTGCTCGAGCAATTGGAGGGACGTCTACAGCAGATGCTGCTAGTGCCTCAATGTATTTGCTAAGAAAAATTCTTCCTGACGCTATTGGAAGATCTGTAAACCTTGCAACTGGTCAAGTTTTAAATCCAAGAGAAACATTAGCATTTGAAGGTGTTCAATTAAGACAACATCAGTTTAACTGGGATTTGTATCCTAACAATCCGCAAGATTCAGCTAGAATACAAGAAGTTATTAACATGTTTAAAAAATCAGTACTTCCTGTTACACAAGATCTTGGTACGGGCGCAGCAGGAATAGCAGAAGCATTTTTACGTTACCCTCACATCTGTAAAATATATTTACTTGGTGTAGATACAGAATACTATATGAAATTTAAACCCGCAATGATTACAAGCTTTAACGTTGATTATGGTGCTGGTGGTACATTAGGTATCATGCAAGGTGGCCGTCCAGCTGGCGTTAATATTGCAATATCACTACAAGAATTACAAATTGAAACTGCTAATGATTACGGCGCACTTTCACCAGATGCTGCTAAAGGTATTCCGCCGCAGTTTGTACCACCACAGGCAGGTGAACTATGAGATACTTTGAAAACTTTCCAACTATAGATTATGAAGGACAAAAGGTAAAAGACATTACTCGCAGAAGTTCTTTTACTGAGTTTGTTTCCGCTAATCCAATGCTGTATTTGCCTTTCACTATCAAAGAAGGCGAAAGACCAGAAGATATAGCAAACTATTATTACGGTTCAACAGATTTTACTTGGCTTGTTTATATGTCGAATAATATCATCGATCCTTATCATCAATGGCCAATGGCTGAACAAGACTTTAATAATTATTTAGTTGCTAAATATTCTGAAGAGTCTGGCAGAGTTGGAGAAGAAGTGGTAGAATGGACTCGCGAAGACAACGGTGATAATATTATATACTATTACAGAGAGGTTTGATAAATGGCTATTGATATTATTAAACTAGCACCAGAATCATTTAGGACAATTTATCTTCGTAAAGAAGATCGTGTTATTTTACGCACAGAACAAGGTCGTAAAATTATTATTAAGCGTATCATTCCAGATGAATGGCGCGAGTGGAAAGTATACGATCAAGAAGTTGCTATGAATGATAATAAAAGAGAAATATTTCTTATTGATAAAGCGTATTTGCCTATTATTACTAATGAATTTGCAAGAAAAATAAGAACTAGCTAATGTCAGACTTTAATCCATCAGTTTGCGAAATACAAAAAGCGGAAATTATTTCGTATAACAATACAACAAAAAGAGATATTACTTCAAACTTTATTGGAAGGTTTGAAATAAATCAATCTATGGACGCGGTTGCGTACAGTGGGTGGTTGTTTGTTGTTGATACTATCGGTATTCTTGATGGGCTGCCAATTAGAGGAGAAGAAACTCTAAACCTTTGGTTAAAAGGTATGGACCTTGGAACTGAAGTTAGATTATCTACAAGAATTCATAAAGTTTCAGATATTACACCAACACAAAGTTCTAATGGTGTAACATATAAGTTGCATTTTGTTTCAAAGACTACTTTTAATTCTACTACAAAAAGAGTTACCGAAGCACATGTTGATACTGTTAGCACTATGGCTTATAAAATGTTTAATTCGTATTATGCTAAACTTGGCTTTGGCACTTCTAAGCGTGATAATGACGGTAAGAAATTGTTACCTTTTAATAGTTATCGTTATCCTATTATTGATGAGCCGACAAGACAATTTATTGTCCAGCCAACTTACCCATCAACAAATTTAATTATCCCAAGATTAACTCCGTCTGAAGCAATGTTCTTTGTTGCTGCTCGTGCGTATAATCCGGACACTCCTTCTCAAACCTTTAGATTTTTTGAAACTTTAGAAAATTATTATTTTTGTACTGATGAGTATTTCTTAAAAGGTATCACAGCCGAGGATGTAGTCCCAATGTATTATGCACCAATTGTTTCTTATGACGCAGTTAACGCAGCAGGTCAGCTAAACAGAATAGAAACATTGCACGTATTATCAAAAGGTATTGATACATCTACAGACTTATTTTCTGGTTCTTACAGAAACGAAGTTGTTGAAATAGATTTTATTAGACGAAGATTAGATATTAGTAAGTTTAATTATGACGATGCTCGATACATAGACATGACCGGAACTACTAAGTCTATTAGTAATAATCCACACACTGAGCAATTTAGAAAAGACACTTTTACTGAAAATAATGCTAGACGCTTTATGATTTTCAGAAACTATACAAGACAAGGTGATATGGCTTCAACTTTACGAGCTGACGAAAAGCTTGCTGAAATTGTGCATAATAGAGTTTCATATTATCATCACTTAAATAATACTTCAGTAATGGCAGGATTAAAAGGTAGACTAGATATTAGACCTGGAATGATTGTAGATTTACAAATTAAAAATTTAGATGGTATTAGTGCTAGTATTGGTATTAACCAAACTATGTCTGGAAGATATTTAGTGCAAAGCACGATGCATAGCAGAGATGATGAAGGAACTTTAAATACCATGTTAAAGATGGCTAAATTTGATTGGAGTGCACAAGCACAAACAAAGATTGCAGAGAGCGCAGATGCTCCTAGGAGTACATAATGTTTGAAACTGGAATTGGAATTAAAAATCCGTTATTCTTTATAGGTGTTATAGAAAATAACGTAGATCCTCGTTTAGAAGGACGAGTGCAAGTACGAGCATTTGGTATACACGGCACTAACAAAGAAATACCTAGAGAATCTTTACCTTGGGCTGTAGTATCACAAGGCAATTATGACGCTAATAATATTCCTAGAGTAAACGCTTGGGTGTTTGGAGTATTTTTAGACGGCAGAGATGCACAAACACCAATGGTCTTAGGTCTAATACCAACACAATTTGCAGATCCGGTAGATCCCGATAAAACTGGTTGGGGTTGGATTCCAGATACAGATGGCGAGTTACTTGCTCGTGGATCAGATCCTGAAAACTTTGGTCAGCCGCAACAATCAAGATTACTACGCGGTGAAGATATTCAAGCAACTCACGTATTACAACACGAAGCCGGCAGAACATTAAATGTTAAAACTGCGGCGGGCGACACTTGGGATGAACCAGGTTCTGCTTTTAATACACAATATCCGCACAATAAAGTTATTGAAACCGCGTATCACAGTATTGAATTAGATGATACTCCTGGTGGAGAAAGAATTACCATCTTTCATAAGTCAGGATCTTATGTACAAATTGATTCTCGTGGTACTGTTACAGAAAAATCAACTGGTGATAAATTTGAAGTAATCGACAGAAAACAACACGTTGTCGTTAGTGGATCAAGCACTGTTACAATTAATGGCAATAGTTATGTGTATGTTAAAGGTAACAAGATAGAAGAAATTGAAGGTGATTTACAAACTAAAGTACACGGCAATCATTTGCTTTCAGTTGGTGGTCAATCAACTATTAACGC